TGTCGGTCGACGATCTGATGGCGGATATCGCGGTGATTTTTCACTGGCCGCCGTCAGAACTGTACTCCCTTAGCGTGACCGAACTCCTCTTATGGCGCGAAAAAGCGCTGCAGCGAAGCGGAAACCACCATGAGTAATAATGTCAGTCTTCAGGAGCTGCTTAAGGCAGTTGATCGTGCAAGCCGACCGCTTAACACTCTTCAGAACGCCAGCCTGACTCTCGCGAGCGATATCCATGATTCGCAGACGGCGCTGGGGGCGCTCGACGAGCAGGCGGGGCGCATTAACGGCTTCAGAAAAGCAAATGCCCAGCTCGCCACGACGGAGCAGTCGCTTGCTCAGGCGAAACAGCAGGCGGCGGCGCTGGCGTTGCAGTTTAAAAACACACAAAACCCTACTCAGGCACAGGCTGATGCGCTGTCCGCAGCCCGAAAATCGGCAGCCAACCTCAAGCTTGAGTACAACAGCTTACGTTACTCGGTACAGCGTCAGCGGACTGAACTCGCTCAGGCGGGAATCAACACGCGAACGCTTTCGTCGGATGAGCGTCGTTTAAAAAGTCAGATCGGCGAAAAAACGCAGCAGCTTAACCGACAGCGGGATGCGCTGGCCCGCGTCAATCAGCAGCAGGCGCAGCTGAGTACCGTTCAGAATCGCTACGAGTCAGGCAAACGCGTTGCCACGCGGGTGCATCAACTGGCTAATGCGGGCGTGGGCATGGCCAAAGCGGGCTTTGATCAGACGTCCCGGTTTATGGCGCCTGGCATCAGTTTTGAAAAACAGATGTCGACTATTCAGGCAAGCCTTGGTCTGGAGAAGGGCGACGCCCGGCTTGAGGCCATTCGCCAGCAGGCGCGGGAGGTCAGTGCCAGGACCGGAGTCCCCGCAGATACGGTCGTCCGTGCACAAACCGAACTGGCTCGTTCAGGCTACGACGCCGATGGGGTTATTGCTGCCACTGTACCCACGGTTAACCTCAGCCTGGCGGGGAATGTCGACGCGGCTAAAGCGGCCGATATGATCGCCAGCACGCAGGCCGCCTATAACCTGACCGATACGGATGCGGGACGCATCGCAGATTTACTTACCCGCGGGTTTACCTCTTCGAACACCAGTCTCGTTGAGATGGCTGCGGCCGTCACCTCCGCTGCGCCCGCTGCGGATGCGACCGGTATGGGTCTTGAAGAGACAATCGCGCAGCTTGGCGTTCTGACGGAAAAGGGAATGAACGGTGCCGCCGCCGGGGACGCGCTCAGCGCGATGCTGCGACAGCCACAGGCTCCGGATGCACTGCGTTCAGCCGCGGGTAACGGCGCGCTTGATAAAAAACGCCAGCAGTTGCAGGGGGCAACAGGCAGTGCCGCGCTCGTGGCTTCCGTGCAGACCGACAATCTTGACGGCGATATCAGCAAATTCCAGGCCGCGTGGAGCGGGCTGAAGATTGACGTATTTGATAAAGCAGATGGCGCTTTGCGCAACCTGATAACAACCGCAACCGGCTGGCTTGGCACGGCCTCCCTGTGGGTGAATGCCAACCCTGAGCTGACGCAGACCCTTGCCAGCATTGTTGTCGGCGCGCAGGCGTTTGCTGGGGTACTGGGTGGCGTAGGCACGGTTATTGGTCCGGTTTTGACGGGCATCAATATGGTTATTACCGCGGCCGGGATGTTAGGAACGGTATTCAGCGTGGTGGGCGGCGCCATCATGACGGTGCTGGGCGCCCTTAGCTGGCCGGTGATAGCCCTTGGCGCGGCGATTGCCGCCGGTGCTTTGCTGATTTTCAAATACTGGGAGCCCATCAGCGCCTTCTTTGGTGGGGTGATGGAAGGGCTTTCAACGGCTTTCGCACCGCTGGGTGCGCTGTTCTCACCGGTGATGGCGGTATTTGACGCTATCTCGGAGAAGCTGGGCGGTATCTGGCAATGGTTCACCGACTTGATTACGCCGATCAAGGCGACGCAGGAAACGCTGGATGGCTGTAAAAACGCTGGCGTGATTTTTGGACAGGCGCTGGGGGATGCGTTAATGGCACCGCTTAATCTCTTTAACAGCCTGAGCGGCAAGGCCAGCTGGCTGCTGGAGAAACTCGGTCTTATCAAAAACGAGTCGGGTAATCTCGATGCCGCGGCGGCAAAAGCAGACGCGGCATCTTCTCCTGCGGGCAGTGCGTCCATTCCGGTTGCGGGGATCTCTGGCGGCGGCCAGGGATATCAGCCAACCCTCGTGCCGGGAGGACGCTCTTACGTCGATCAGAGTAAAAGCGAATATCACATCACGCTGCAGGGGGGCACGGCCTCCGCAACGGATCTGACGCGTCAAATCCGGGAGACAATAGATAGCATTGAACAGGATAAAGCGAGACGGCAGCAATCCAGCTTAATGTATGGTTGAGGAGAGATAAAATGTTAATGGTGCTGGGTCTGTTTGTCTTTGAACGACGAACCTTACCCTATCAGACAATGCAGTTTACAAAGGATTACCGCTGGGCGTCCAACGATCGGATCGGGAAACCTAAAGCCTGGCAGTACCTTGGCGAAGGCGAGACATCTTTTACCCTCTCCGGACTGCTTTACCCGGAACTCACGGGAGGGCGGCTTTCCCTTAAGGCGGTCGAGCTGATGGCGAATGAGGGGAGGGCATGGCCGTTGATAGACGGAACCGGCATCATTCACGGCATGTTTATCATTGAGAAAGTCACGCATACGCATTCGGATTTTTACAGTGACGGTACTGCCCGAAAAATTAATTTTACGCTGGAACTGAAACGCGTGGACGAATCGCTGGTGACGATGTTTGGCGATCTGAGAACCCAGGCCGAAGAGCTGGTGACGAGCGCACGTAATAGCATTGGAGGGCTGGTGGGATGATCACCGAAATGAATATCCGGGCGGGTGGGAAAATCGCCCCTGATTTTATGCTTAAGCTTGACGATCGCGATGTCACACAGAATTTCAGCCACCGTCTTATCAGTCTGAGCATGATCGACAAACGTGGGCTGGAAGCCGATCAGCTGGATATTCAACTGGATGATTCCGACGGGCTGCTAGACTTGCCGGCCCGGGGGGCAAGGCTGTCCTTATGGCTGGGATGGGAGGGAACCCCGCTCGAGGAGAAAGGGGACTTTACGATTGATGCGATTCAATTCCGGGGCGCGCCGGACACGCTGACCATCCGGGGATTCAGCGCAGATTTTCGTGGAAAGCTAAACGTGCGGCGCGAACAGTCGTGGCATGACACGACGATTGGCGCGATAGTCAACACTATTGCTCAGCGTAACCAGTTAACTGCCAGCGTTGCGGCAGGTCTTTCATCGATTGCCATTTCTCATATCGATCAGTCTCAGGAGACCGACGCTGCGTTTCTCTCCCGACTGGCCGAACGTAATGGCGCCTTTGTTTCAATCAAAGCCGGGAAGATTATCTTTATGAAAGCGGGCCAGGCCGTGACGGCCAGCGGCACGCCGATTCCCTTAATGATGATTGAGCGTGGGGATGGCGATAAGCACCTTTTTTCCGTCGCTGACCGTGAAAATTATTCCGGCGTGACGGCCAAATGGCTGCAAACGCGCGACCCCAAACAACAAAATACTCAATTGAGTATTTTGCGTCAATCAGGGGGACAGCCTACAGAAGCACTGCAGCACCCGGATGCCGTCGCACCAGTAGCGGAAACAGGAGGCAAGGAGCAGAAGCCGCAAGAGAGGCTGGTGGGATCGGCGGAGAACGTATTTGAGCTCACCACGGTTTATGCCTCTGAAGAGCAGGCGCTCAGGGCCGCAGAGGCTAAGTGGCGCGCGCTTCAGCGGGGAACCGTAGAGTTTTCCATCCAGCTTGCCCTGGGACGCGCCGATCTGTTCCCCGAAACGCCGGTGCTGGTAAACGGTTTTAAACGCGTCATTGACGAGCAGGCGTGGATCATCAGCGAAGTGGTGCATACCCTCAACGATAGCGGATTTACCACGCAGCTTAAGCTTGAGCTGAACGTCAGCGACGAAAAATTTACTGTTGATAGTGAGTAATGTAGTTGCTATTGGTTTTATTTTGGGTATTATTGATTCACAAAATGTGAATTAAGTGGAGGGGTACATGTTTCATTGTCCTAAGTGCAAGCACTCTGCGCATGCGCGTACCAGTCGCTATCTAAGTGAAAATACCAAAGAGCGCTATCACCAGTGCACCAATGTGGACTGCAGCTGTACGTTCGTGACGATGGAGTCCGTGGAGCGCCTGATTGCGACCCCTGGTGCCTCTGGACGTGTCCAGGCGGCTTCGCTGAGCCAGGGTTAGCGGACTTTAAAAAACAACAAAAAAAGCCACTCAATCGAGTGGCTTAATTATTTGATTCTAAATCTAAAATTTGGTGGCCCCTGCTGGACTTGAACCAGCGACCAAGCGATTATGAGTCGCCTGCTCTAACCACTGAGCTAAGGGGCCGTGGCGGTGAATTATAAAGTAACTCCCCGCAGCAATC